TAAAGCTACACCAATTGCTTTTATTACAGTAGTAACTTCTTCTCCAACTCCCAAAGATTCCAATCCTTCCGCAGCAATCATTAACAGTCCACCTACTGTTGCCGCGGCTTGACCCATAGTATCCATGGATGCCCCAAACTTATTTAACGTTGCTCCAGCCTAAGCCGCTTCTTTTCCAGTTAGCTAAATTTGCTTCCCCGTGCCTTCCAAAGCTTTATTAATACCATCTACATCTAAAGAATCCCCAGATAGACTACTTCGAATTTTATCATTTATCTCTTCTGAAAGGCCCATGCCACTAACCTATGTTAAAATATTCTCTTTTAGGGCCGTCATGCCTTCTGGCTTTACATTTTCAAAATTTAATGAGTTTAAATCAAAAATTTTAGTATAGTTTTTTTCTAAAATTGGTACACCTTTTTTAATACCAATAGCATTTAAAAGACTCTCTTTAAAACCTTTTTCTTTTATTCCTGTAATTTTTGCTTTTATTCCATTAACTAAATTTTTTCCAATACCTTCTCCTTCTTTTTGGGCTTCTTTTCTTACATAACCCATACTCTTTAAAATACTGTCAAATGGACCAGCCTAACCTTTCCCACCTAATAGGCCTCTGCCAATTTTAAAAGCACTTAAAAGACCCATGGCTGTTACAAAGGTTTTTACTATACCACTTCCGCCAGATAAAGTATCTATTATTTTATTAAGTGTTTCTAAAAGAAAAGTTAGAGTTTCAACTCCAGCCTTTAATAAGTCACTATTAAATAGTCCCATAATAAAAGTATCCCAAGCATTCTTTAACTCATTCAACTTTGAATCTAGACTATCTAGTGTTTTATTAAATTGTTCAGTACTTGCGCCAGCACTATTATTTGCCGCATTTGTTAATTCAACAGTTCTTTCGTAGTCGCTCATCATAGCAATAAAACGAGACTGTTGTCTTGAACCTGCCGCAGTTGTGGCAATATATCTCTGTGTCTCAAAATCAAGTGTATCCCACTTTTCAGCAAGACGCAATAATACATCCTCTAAACCTTCAGTACCCTTAAAGAAGTCATCCATCGAAATTCCAACTGTTCTTAAAGCAGTTTGAATTTTATTTACATCAATAACTTCTCCTTCTTCATCTTCACCAGTACTCTGCCCTTCATTAGCTAATTTTTTAACTTCTGAAAAACGAGCAATAATTGTCTTTAATGCAGTACCAGCAGTTTCAGGAGCTTCTTGGGTTGTTTCAATAATCTGTGCTAATAGTGCCGCAGTATTTTCAAACTCCATATTAGCACTTGATGCGATTGAAGCAGTTTTAGACATAGCTGTGGCAATTTGGGAAGTATCAGCCGCAGTAATAGCCGCCAATTCTGAATAAACATCATTAACGGTTTGTGCGTTCATTTCATTTACTTCCATATTAAAACCACGTAGCGCCGCAGTCATTGCAGTGGTTGCTTCAGTAGCATCCATGTTAGCAATGCGCGCCATCTTCATGGTTTCAACACCAACGCCCATAGCTTCATTAGTCTTTAAGCCTTGCTGATAGTATAGAGTGGTTGCACCATATAAATCATTAATACGCGCGCCAAGCTAAGAAGCTTCTTGCGAATATTGTGGAAGTTTTCCCCACATATCCCCAACAGAAAACTCTGTAACTACAGCAGCCTCTGTCATTGTAGCGTCTAATTCTTTTACCGTTTCAAGGGCAGAATTAACAGCTCTTTTAAAAAGCTAAACAGCATTTCCAATTGAGAAAAAGTTTAAAATAGAGTTCTTTAAATGATCAACATCCTAAGCAGTTTTATTTAAAGAATTTGCAGTATCTACACTAGTCTTTCCAAAATTTTCAGCACTCTGGCGTGCCATTTCCATTTTTTCTTTTAGGTCTGGAAATTGAGCTATAAATTCATCCAATCTTTTCTAAGCTAAATTTTCAATTAAATTTGAAATATTTGCAATATCTGCTTTCGCGCCTTCAACGTCTCCACTATTAGCAAAATTTGTAAGAGAGGTTTGTAACTCTTGAATTTGCTTTAAATACTCTTTTGCCGCAGTGTGTTCAGCACTTCCTGTTTTTTCTCCTTTCTCAAGCTTTGTTAATGTTGCCTTCGCAGTAGATTCAAGAGTTTTTAAAGCCTTTTCTGCGGCAGGAATATCATTTTCTGCTATCGCTTTTATAAAATTTTGGCTTGAAATACCACCTTTTTTGCCAAAGTCCTGTAGTATCTAAGACATCTTGGCCGAAAAGCCTTTAAATTGATCACCATTTAATAAAGTTGTAAGTCTCTATTGAGCATTAGCCAGTTGCTTATTTAGTTCTTCAAGCTCTTTTGGATTAACCTAAAAAGAATCTCTAAGCATTCCAGGGCTAATCTGATTAGCCTGCTGCTAAAGCTAAAACATTAATTGATTAATCTTTTGATAGCTCTTTTCTAAAGCAGTAACGTCCCCTTGTTTTTTAAAACCAGAAGTCATTAGCCCCTAAATCTTACTTGTCTCTTTTTCAATTCCATCAAAAGTTTTTGTAAAACTTGTTTTTAATTTGTCTGGTAGCTTTAAACTATTAATCGCACTTTGAATTGCACCAACATTACTAGTAATATCTTTTATGTCGCTGACCATCTTCAAAGTAACTTGAATTGTTTGTTTATCTGCCATCTCTTTTCCTCCTAAATAAAAAAATCGACATTAATTAAAAATTAATGTCGATTTCTCCTTAAAAGTCTATATCTTCATCCAAAACAATAAAATTACAGACATAGCTTGTTCCTCTACCACCCATGGGGACGCCAACAGCATTAAAATTAACCGTTGCTGGGTCAGCGTTACGTCCCAATCTAATAGATAAATCAGACATTAATTTTAATCTTGGTATTTCAATAATACCAGTTACTGTACGTCCGTTTTCACTTTCCTTTAATCGCGTTTTGGCTTCGAGTTTTAGATAGCCATTCCATAGACGTCTACCAACTTGGATGATTTGGGCTTCGTTTACATATTCCCAATCATAAGTTACATAAACATCATTGTATGGTTTCTCAATTTTTAATTCTTTGCCCGAAACCTCAAAATCAAGCTTTTCTCCTGTTTCTCTATCATATAAAAATAGGTTCTGCTTTGGTTCTCTTTTAAGTGTAATTAATCCATCTTCCGAACTTTCAAGACTTTCTCTTTCAGTTAGAATAATTGGATTAGAAATTTTTTGAGAACCAAGTAAACGAGAATTGCTAATTAAACTTAAGTGGTCTACAGAAAAAATACCTTGTGTAAAACTGAGTGGAACTTCGCGAGTTGTTTCCCAGTTTACCCACGCGCGATTGTCGAAACCACCTCGCGCGGAAACTCTGTCTTTTAGTTCCTAAAGACCGCCAATTTGGATATTGTCAAAAGCCATTACAATTTCGCCAGGTTCAATTTTTCTGTTACCTAACTCTATAGGATAAGTAGATTTTAGTGTGACTCCGTATAGTTCTTTGAGACCTTGTAAGTCGTTATTCATCTTTTTCTCTCCTAAAGTAAATAAGGCGAAGGATTACCTCCTCCGCCTTACAGATTTTTTAATTAATTATTAGCCTTCAGCCTGCTCGTCTGTGCCAGGTTCTGTGCCAGCAACTACAACCTCTTCCTTAGCGAGGTTATGGTTATGGATTAATTCAACAGTATTTTCTTCCGCAGCAGCACCTTCATCACCAGCTAATTCATATTTAACTAGCTTCATCATCTTACCATCGGCAGGACGTAGAACACGTAGACTCATATTGAATACAGAAGGATCACCTTCAGCTTCTAGAGTAATAGTATTTTCAGATTGTACCTTAGCCTTAGGAATAATAAACTGGAAGAATTCATCTTTACCAGAAGCTTCGCTACGAGCAAAAGTATCACCAGTTACATAATATGTACCGGGGAAGCTGTTAGCAGAAATTTCAATGACAGAACCCTCAGCAGCGAGGTCAAAAGTACAGAAATATTTATTATCCGCCTCTAGTTTCTCTACTAGCTTGTCATTTTCGTCATAGAACTTAGGATTAATTTTAGCATATCTATTGCCATCGGGAGCTTCAAACTTAGCATTCCAACCGCAATCTGCTAAAGCAGCAGTATCTTTTACTCCACCATCGGTTTCATCATAAGCAATAGAAGCAACAGCTTTGGTGCAAGTAAATACTTCAGTTTTCATAATATAACTACCAGTAGCAATTTCCTTAACCTTACCATTACCAAACATAATAGCCATGGATTTGGCAGAGAATAGAGCATCCTCTAGAGTTACATTAATTTCCTTACCATAGTCCCACATAATTAGAGCAGGGTTACCCTTACCACCACGAGCCTCAGCGGTTTCAGCGGTCTGCTCAATGGTAGAAACTTTTAGAGTGTCTAGGTATAGAACAGGAGAAGTAGGCATGCCGTTATTATTTAATTCATAAAAAGTTACGTCAGCAACTTCTTTAATACCATATCTATCAAGAATACTAGCCATTTTTTATATAGCCTCCTATATAATTTTAATTTTAATCATCAATTTTCCTAATCCAATATTTGGGTTTAACCTTTTTTGCTCCTGCCATAACGCTTTTAATATCAACTTCATACTTCTCTCTCTCTTGAAAAGTACGCATTATAGGCGAAATCGCGCAGTAGCTTATCTCTCCGATATTAAGTGGAGTTAAACCTATACCCATACAACAAATTGCGACCAAAGTAGATTTTAAATCCAATCCATCTTTGCTTTGTTGTTTGGCTTTTATTTTATCTCTATAACGCGCGCGAGCCTTCATTTGTTTAATCTTCCAATGCTCATTTGGATTCGGTGGTTCAATTGCTTTCTAACCACACGCTTCGCGCACAATATTCTAAAAGGCAAAAAAGTTTTCTTCATTAATAGTTCTCAATTCAGAAACGTTCTTAATCTTTGGTAAAACTTCTTTCAAATCTCCAACTACTATTGTCTTTTGCTCAAAAAGTAAGGTAACTTCTTCGCGCAAGAAAAACTTAAATGCATCTTTTATTAACAAATGAATCTTATCTTGCTAATAAGCAAGTGCTAAAAGAGTTTCAAGAGGAGTGAGCATATCTTTCAAATCAATTTTCTTTTCAACATACTCATCCTCAATCTCTTCTTGAGAAGTTGTCAACAACTTCTAATAAGTCCCAAAATATCTATTGGCAACCACATCTTTAACTTTTGGGGGATAGATATAAATATCTTTTTGGAAGAACAATGGTTCTCCAATAAAAGATACAACATCATTCATAAGCCACCATATTAAAAGTCATTTCATAACAAGACATTTCTTCAGTTAGGAAGTTCAAATCGAAACCCCCAAATTCAATTCGTCCTAAACCTTCAATAACCTTGCCTTCAAGACTTTTCTAAATTTCACTCATAATCAAAAAAGGTCTTAAACTAACATCTTTTAAAATCCATTGAGTAAGTGGAACGAAAACTTCAAAAGCAAGTGAAATATTTTGAAATTCAGAATTCGTCGTAGTTTTTCTACCACGAGTAACTCTAAAAGCAATAATTGATTGCGCGCCTTCTTTTGCTTCCGCGCCGACTCTTGGGACAATTTTTATTAACTTTTCAAAAATCTCTTTTTGAACTTGTTCTTTGGTTAAATCCTACTGACTAAAGGGGTCTTTATCAGTATAGTAAAGCAACTTTAATAAGTTCTGATTTGCCGTCAACCTTTTAACAATATTCTAAAGATTGTAGCCCATCTCCTGCAATTGTCTTACTTTCATTACTCTACACCCCCATTTAGCCAGAAGAATTCTTCTTCTTCATCCTCTTCTGTTTGTTCAGGCTTGGGAGAAGAATCATATTCATAAATAGGATCGACAGATACATATTCAACTCCTTTGGAGGATTGAATATCATAACCAGTAACTCGATACTGTTCTTGTAACTCACCTTCTCCAATAATTAAATAATCATCTTTTTTAATTTTTGGCGTAGTAGGCATTACAAAGAAACTTAGCTTTAAGTTTTCTGAATACAAAGTATCCATACGACTCCTAGAACGTATTTCATCCTTAAGCATATTATTCTCTTGGCCATACATATATACCCAAGATGAATAATTTTCACCATCGCGCGCAGTCCACGTAATAAAATGAGTCATCTTCAACATTATATATCTATTATATCCACTGCGTTTGATTTCTTCTAAATACCAAATCATCCAAGGCTTCTCTTCCCCATTCTTATTTGGTATCATTAAAATTGTGCCATTCGGCATATCAAGATCTACACGAGTTAATAAATATTGAACTGTTTCGGTTTCATCCTGTTTATATCTCTCAATACATCCAGGATACTTTTCATTCTCATATTCAAAATCTACCTAATAAGTACTCTTCATCCACAGTAATTCAAACTCATGCTCTCTTTTGCCCTAAATGCGTGTCTGATAGGTGGTACCATAACGATTCAATCTTTTCTTGTAAACTTCCTCAAAATAACTCATTAGTTCTTTCCAAGCAAATTCATACAATCAAAAACTGTTGAACGAAAATAATCATATCTTAAATAACGAAGTGAACTCAGCTTAAAATACAAGACATAATAATTAATGGTCTTCTCCTCTTCGGGATAGCCAAGTAATTCAATCAAAATTGAATCTAAAAACTTCTCCCATTCGCGATTTTTCTCTCGTTCACAAAGAAGACCATATAACTTATTTCTAAGCTTATTATTATATCCTTCTCTTAGCTCAGGATAAGTAAACATTACTGTTCCCCAGCTAATTTCTTAAAATCGAAAGGTTTACCGCGGCGTGAACGGTAATAAACTCTTTCTAGCTTTGTTGCATTATATTTTTCTTGCTCAAGCATATTATTAAACTTGTCAAGCAAGTTTGCCTGGGAAAAGTCTCTCTCCTCATATAAAGGCTTGACATTCTCCCAAGTTAAAATAGTTCTATTTAACCATTCACATTTCATATAACACGCCAAAATTTGAATTTCTTCGTTATTTAAATCTTCAATAAAACCGTTATCGTCTCTTTCTAGCGACACGCGAGGAAATTTAAACCAAGGAATCGCGCCTTCTAACATTGCGCGCCAGTCAGCAACAACATCCTCAATCTCCCAATTTCCCCATTCATCTTCTAGCATTTTAGCTAGAAAAGCATCATAAACTTTCTGATAGGGAGTCATTGTGTGCCTCCTTTATGTTAAACTCTAAAAGGATTCTGCGCATTTGCCTGCTCGGCGGCTTTCTTTTCTTTCTCAATTAAAGCTTTTTCAGCCATATTGTTTTCATGAATCTTTAGTACGTCAATACCAGTAATCTCCTTAACAACGGAGCAACGCTCATAGTCAAAAAGCTTCTTCTCTAGCATATAATCAGCTAAATTCTTGCACTGGTCTACAGAATACTTACCAATCAATTCTTTAAAACGCCAAACAGGTTGCTTTAGAATATCTTCTATAGTCTTATCATTAAAAACTAATATATTAACTGGCTCTTTTGCATCTTCAGGTTCAAGTCCAAGGTCTTTTTTTACCTGCATATCTTCAATATAAAGAATACCTTTTCTTAACATATACTCAAAGCCAGGGTCAAATTGCATTTCTTCGAGCTTTTCTCTCTCGACAGGAATTCTCATTCCTTTCTTCGTCCAGGTACGACGAAAATTAATCTGTGGAACAGAAACCGTGATATTACCACGGACGGTACTAATTAAATAAACTTTATCACTCATAATAAGATCTCCTTTTCACTCAAATTAATAAAGAGGAAGGAAGGCTCGCTTCCTTCCCCTTTAATCATTCATATTTTAAAATTATAGATTTACGTAGGGATTTTCATAAGTCTGGGTGATACCAGTGTTCTGGTAGATACCCCAGTTGTTATATGCTAGAATTGCACTACCCATCTTCTTATAGGTATGAATTTCAATAGACTGATCGGGGTTGATGAAATCCCACATCTGAGTCTGACCTTCTAGACCAACTTTTACAATCTTCTCGCCGCCAGTGGGAAGAACATAAGCAATCTGGGGGTCCACCCAAGTAGTGGTATTAGTGTCATCAACGAAAGACTGCTGCATCTGAACAATGGGAGTACCACGGAATAGGGTGATAAAGCCAGTGTTGTGGATAGCATCGATATCCTGGGGATGATAAATGCCCTGGTAATTGGTGCCAACAGGAACGATGGCATCAGGACCCATAGCAGCAACGAACTCTGGAGGAGCAAAGATTACTGCGCCAGCACCATATGCACGAACTACGTTTACTAGTCTCTGCATGGACTCGGCATTGAATACGTTGTCAATTACTAGGTTGGTGTCAGGACGATTTGTGGTTTCGACAGCAGCACGTAGAGCCTTATGAATCTGTACAAATACAGCGTCAGTTAGACCAGTTGTGATGATGTCCATTAGATCAGCCATGTTGTCAGCACCGTCAAGCATACGCTCGAAGTCAATGCGGGCAGCTCCGCCAACAGCCATACCCTGTAGTTCGAAGGTATCGTTGTCTAGACGGAAGGTCTCATATAGACCACTTAAACCAACCTGGGTTAGGAACTTACGAGCACGAGCATGACCTTTCTTGGTCTTGAACATGATCTTCTGTCCCTGGGGTACAGATACTACTTCAGCAAACATGCCGACAGCATCCATTACTTTCTTAGGTACTACTTCATCAGCAGCAGTGATGATGATATCAAAGATATCATGTTTATTACGCTGGAACTCATTAATGGAGCCAGCTAGAGCGCGCATCTCTTCACGGAGAGCGTCGTTTACATTCTGAGTTGAGAAATTAGCGGGAGCAGTGCCTTTGGCTGCATGTAGAGCTAAT